ACAAGAATATTATATTTGAATTAACATAAGTTAGTACTTTTATCAATACACAGAACCATTTTGGATTGATTTTAGCAATAAAAAACTGCACTACGCGTTGCTAAAGTTCAATCCAGCTGAGACCTTTGGGGGCGTTATCCGCTGACCCACGCGGTGCAGTCTATATTTATTTATAAGTCCACATGCAGATACAATAAACGCTGACATTGGGAGTCAGCGGCATCATACCGCCAGATTGATTTAAGCGCTGCAAAGATACGACAAAAGAATGATATTACCAAATTTTTGCCGAAAAAATTTCATTAAACAGGGGAAATCAGTTTTTTCATTATTTGATGAATTTATGAATTTATGAGTTTTCTAATATTTGAAATTTGGTGCCACAATGAGGACAGTAATGCACCGAAGGCAAAGATGCGTTTTCCTCTGCAACATCATCTGGTGAGAAGAAGAGCTTGCGCACATCGCAGCCTATGGCATCAGCAAGTAAGAATAACTTTTCTACAGAAGGATTGCCATTGATGAACTGCTGGATGCTTTGAGGAGCCAAACCAGCCTTCTGCGCAACAGAATTGATAGTCATTCCGTGCTCTTGTATTGCTCTACGAATGTCAAGTTTTGTATTCATTTTGATATAAATATATTTGTTTTCGGTGCAAAGGTAATAAATATATTTATAATATCCAAATAAAAATATAACTTTTTGCGAAAAGATATTGATTTTAGAGAATTAGATTTGTCACATGCTTCTTTTTGTAAAGATATACCTTTGTGTTGTTATTACAAATATCGTTTTAATAGATTAAATATGAAAAGACTAACAACAAGTTATTTGGCCCTATTGACCAATGCCGACCATTATGGTGTAATGCGACACATTGTGGACTATCTGGAAAACAATATGCCGAACAATGAAACATTAAGTGCAGCATTCGACAATATGATGACTGCTCATAATACAAAGATTGATGCGTATGCCCAGATGCGCAAAGACTACACCAGTGATGATCTGAAAGAAAAACACAAGGAAATGGTAGCATATATGTCTGCTATCCGTTACACCTTGATAGGTCACACACACTTACCTGCCATGCAGGAAACTCGTCGCATGGCTGAGAAATTACTTCAAGTCGTTAAAGAGTTTAAGATGGAGTCTAAAGATGGTTACGAAAGCAGCTCATCAAAGGTTGACAACATCTGCGATGATTTTGACAAACATGACGAGTGGTTGACTGCTTTAGGTATTAAGACGCTCACTCAGCAGCTACGCACATCGTGCAATAGTGTTCGCAAGCTACTGGAGCAGCGCATCCAGAATGAAGCAAGCCGTCAAAAGGGACTGATGAAGACTGTGCGACAGGCTACCGATGCAGCCATCCAGCGCACCTATGATGTTATTGAAGCGATGCTTATCATGCAGCCTTCAGAACAGATTACACAGATAAAAGATTTTCTGTTATCAGTAGAAAATCGTGCAAAGCAATATTACATTGGTGCAGGTCGCGGTTTATCCAGCGAAGAGGGAGAAGTTACGCCAACTTCCCCCACCAACGAGTCCGACGCAGAAGCTGGTGCGCCAGGAAGTATCTCGGAGACCACCGAGGGTAAAGATAATAATCAAAATTCCCCTACGGACAACTCCGACAACTCAGATGAATAATTAAATTTATGTTCGGAATAGTCCGTGTATTTTTTATATGTTCATATATATTTCTTTTTATAAATCAGAATAACTGTGTTTCGAGCCATCTTTTGATAGCTCAAAAAAAAGAAAGAGCCGTTTTTCGTGAGAAAAGCGGCTCTTAGCGGTGGCATCGCTGGGTTATACTTAATGTTGTTTGTTGTTTAAATTTTGAGTTTTAATCTCGGAGTCAGAATTTGACGACGGTGGTGGTGTCTGTGGACCAGGTGAAGTCGCCGTCGAGAGTGAATGACTGGGAGATTGGGACTATGGGGACTACGCGGATAGGTTTGATAGAGTAGGCGGTTTTGGTGCCTGCTTTATTGGAGGTGCCGTTAGGTCCCCATGTGAAGGTGTAGTAGTCGCCACTGCCCCAGCCAGTAGCACCGAGAAAGCCTTTGTCTCCGGGTCGGTCGTAGGCGAGGCATCGGGCACCCGTCCAGAAGTCTTCCGGCAGTTACTTTTTGACGAAGCCGTATGCTTCGCGTCGGGTAGGCATACGGTATGGGTACATCTGAGCTGCATAGGCGGCTTGCGGGTCGGGTGTGTTCTCCAGTGTGATGTCGGTAAGTTCCATGCGGGCGACGTAGATCTGTGCGGTATCATTCTCTGTCAGGAGATATTCGCCGTTGGTAGGGTCTTCGGGGTCGGTATGTGTGCCGTCGTTGTCGTAGATGACGGTAAAGGCATTCTGGAGGATATGGATGTTACGTTTACCATCCATGACCACCGTCTCATCATCGGGCACGAGGGTATAGAGCTGTTGTCCCGTGGAGAGCGTCTTGGTGGTCGTTGCCTTAGCGGGCTTCGCGGAGGACAGCGAGAGGCCGTTGCGCAGTCCGCTGATTGTCACGGTGCCCTCTCCTTTGTAGAGGATGCCGGCTACCACACGTTCGAGCACGATGCGCTGGTTGGCAGGTGCATTCTGCGTGTTAATTTCGATGCTTTTGAGGAACGTGTCGCCCATGGTTTCCTGTCTGAGTACACTACCATCGAGGTAGGCATCTGCATTATCGGTGGCGGCGAATGTCAGTTGGTGATGGCCACCCGTGAGGGTGATGGTTGGTGAGCCGAAATCGGGGTCATCTGCAGACTGCTCCAGCAGCTGCTCTTGATAGCCACCTTTACTGTCATAGATATAGATTTTCTTGAAGTCGGTGATAGCTGCTGCTGATCTCGTGGAACGTGTCTGTGCAGGGGAGAATAGTTGAAAGGTGATGGTTTTGGGGGTGTCGTTGGCATCCTCTTCATTCAATATAGGTTTCTCGCAAGAGAAAAGCATGGCGAGTGCCATGCTCAATGGTAGATATGATTTGTAATTCATGTTGTTATTGTTGTAGCGATGCCATCGCTACATACAGGAACGGGGGAAGAGGAAAAATATTGCGGGGAAGGAAGAAAAAAAATAAACCCAGCGGGGAAACCGCTGGGCACTGGACTTTTATAGGATTTTCTTATTCTTTCGACTATATTCAATCCATTTGAGGGAGGGAAAATAGGTGGTGAGGTTATCTTTGGTGATAGGGATTGTGACCCAATCATCGGTGCCCATATACATGACTTGTATCTGGAACGGGAATGCGGTGATGTCTTTGTTAGGGTAGGTGATTACACCGCTGACCCAAGGGGAGTAGGACTTGCCTGCGTTGTATGGACCAGTACATTCCATGCGTTTGGGCTTGATGAACTCCAGGGTATCATTCTTGATGGCCTGTGTGTAGCCAGAGATTACGTCGCCAACAGCATTGACGATATAATAGTCAACGAGGACGTACTTCAAATCACGGTCGGCAGTTACTTTGAACTTGGTGTTGAGCATCTTACGTCCAGGGAAAGCACCGAAAGGCTCATCCTTACTGAGTTTGAACTTCGAGAACTCCACCTGAGCGTTAGCAGACTGGGGGAACGTTGCTGCAACACAGCAACACACCAAACAAAACAGGAGGGAAGAAAATAATTGCTTTTTCATTGTTTGATGAATTTATGAATTTATGATTTGTTGAAGACCGAAAGGGATGCTGAGAGGACTGTGCCGCAATGCGGACATGTAATCAGAGCAGAGGCACGAGGGCCGTTTGTGCCCGATGGAGAGGCATCGGGAGTGGTGGTTTCCTCTGTGGCATCCTCGACGGGGTAGAACAGGTCGCGTACATCACATTCAAGTGCATCTGCTATCTGATAGAGGCTCTTGACGGTAGGGTTGCCGTTGACATAAGCGCTGATGGTCTGTGGTGTCAGTCCGATGCGCTCTGCAACGGTCTTAGAAATAACTCCGTGCTCACTAAAAGCACGATTAAGGTCTAATTTTGAGGTCATAATCTTATTTTATTTTGTTATTTTTGGTGCAAAGATACGAATATATTTTGATATTTACAAGAAATAGGGGGAAAATTTTTCATTCTGATTAAAATTGGTTCAAAAATAGGGGAAAAATTTGTCACGGTGGAGTAGTGGAGAATAACTATCTTTGCGAAGTAATCATCAAAAAAGGAGCATTATGCCTAAGAGACAACCAAGTGAGCACTGGCAGAAGGTGCGCATGTTCGCAGAGAAGTGGACGTGGCAGGATAAACGCACGGGACTGATGACTGTAGGGTACAATCCCCCTCCTGGCGTACAGAAGTTGGCCAGAGTGCCGTTTTTCGTCCGTTTTGTGACGAAGAGCGGGCGACTGGAGAGCGGCATGGTGATTTCGTTGGATGTTGACCGTCGTAAGCATTTGCGCAGGGTGCAGTTTGTGGACTCTGGTGCTATCAGGTATGTGTGGGACTTTCTGATTGTGGATATTGACGGGACGAAGATCTATGGATAGGACCCAGCCGAGAACGGATGGGCACGATGGCTAAGGTCGCTATGACATAGCGACATACAGGACCAGCGGAAAAGCGCTGGGCACAGAACGAAAAGCGGCGATGCAATCGCCGAACAATAGACGAAACATTTTTCACTTAATACTTTTAGAATATGTTTGGATTTTGGAATCGGTGGCGTAAGAAGAGAGCCGCAAAGAAGAAGCGTAAGGAAATGGTGAAGACCAGTCGCGTGTTTGGTTACTTAGAGCAGCTGTTTGAGTCGAACATGCTGATGTGGAATGCCCGTGAGCGTCGTTTGTATATTGCCGAGCCTTTGGCAGTTGTGTTTATTGGTCAAGGGTGGGAGCGCTGGCGTAATTTCCTGAATAACGCCTACCTTTATATGGTGTGGAAGTTGCAGAATGAGAAGTGGGAGGAACATGCCCGTGAGTTAGAGCAGGCAGCCATCCGTGAGCGCAAGGCTCAGGTGGTTGTATTGCCGAAGGCAGAAGCCGACCGCATCCGTCGTGCTGTCCGTGCCGGTCTTGTGCCTGGTGCCGTTCAGGTGCCTCCTATTGAGCCGTTCGAGTTCTTTGTGATTGCCGACCGCACCGATGATGCCTTGCATGAGGCCATTGCCTTTGTTGGTGAGTATGATCCTGATACTCGCAAATTGGAAATGGTGGCATGGGAGGAGGTTAAGGATGCCGTGGCCAACATTCAGCAGAAAGAAGGATAAAACCCAGCCGAGAACGGCTTGGCACAGTGGCGGAAGCGCTGGAAAAGAAAACACCCAGCCGATAACGGGCGGCTGGGTGCAGGAGTAACGCGAATTTACCGTTGCGGTGCAGCGGTATGGTTATTCATCAGTGCCCGCTGGAGAAGCAGCGGGAGTGGTGGAGTCTTTTTCCTCGGCGACAGAATCGCCGAGCACAGTGGAACCATCAGCGGGAGCAGGAGCTTCGGAGGCGGGAGTGGTGGTGCCTTTTTTCTTTGGGGTTGTTTTCCTTGCAGCCCTTTTCTTTTTGGCATCAGCGACGCGGATGCGGGCATTGATGGTGTCGGTCAGTTGAGCGATACGCTCTGGGTCTTTGCCATAGTATGCCGTATAGGAACAGATGCCTGGTGTGACGGCTGAGAAGAGCGGGCCATTGACGATGACATTGCTCAGTTCACCTTTGATGACCAACATACCATAGTTTTCGGGGATGTCGGCACTATCCACGATGGTTAGTGGCAGTTCCTTTGGCAATTCGTTACGGATCAGTTCGCTTTGGTCTGTTGCCGTTAAGACGGTAAACGCTTTCAGCCATCCACGTCTATGGTACCAAGCGAATAGGCGCAGGATTGTTACGTCGATAGCCGGCAGGCAGATAGTGATGTCGAGGTTGTTGCCAGCGAGGTAGCTTACAGCCTTCAGGATTTTCTCTACTGTCACATCGCCACTTGTCTGGAATGGCAGCCAGTCGTATTTCTTCAGCAGCTGTGGCAGTGTGCTCTCGATGCAGCACGGTTGTTGATAGTTAAATTTTTCCATAATGCTATTCGTTTTTATAGAGTTCTTTATTCACGCACAGTTGTCGCGGTGCATTTTGTTCGATGTTCAATCCCATTACATGCCATTCAGCGTACTTGACAGGCGCAGAAGCCCATTCAGCGCTCTCCAGTTGCATTCCTCTTAGTGCATCCATTGTAGGACGGTCGTAGGTAGCACCCGTGATAGGACATATCCCTGTCCGTTTCAGTTCACGCAGGTATGCCAGCAGATCCTGGACGTAATCATCCATCGTCATCTGAATGTCGGCACCCAGTTCGTCATCCTGACGTGCATTTTTCGCCAGCGAGTAGGATTTAGCCCTGACGAGGAAGTAGATGGCATGAGCATAGTTGACGACGTGGTTATTCGTGCCCTGAGCATCAATCAGGATAGAATATGCCATACACGGTGACTTAGCCGCATTCTGATTGCGCATGAAGCCAGAATTGTCGTTGATGGTACGAATCTCGTAGTATGCCTTATCCTTAGACCCTTTCTTAGGGTCATGGCTGATAGGCTCGTACAATTCCGCCCATTTTTCGAGGATTTTGCTGATATTTGCTTTCATACCTTATAGATTGAGACCCAGCCGAGAGCGGCTGGGCACGGTGACTATTCTTTTTTCTCGTGTATGATCTCCTCCAATTCTTTCTCGTCGATGTCGATATGGCGAGCGACTTTCGAGGTGACAATCTTTTGGACGGCTCTTGCCCATGCAGCGCCATTGCATGAAGACTCATTTTCGAGTATCGAGACAGCCGTGCAGAGGACAAAGATAGCTGCTACATACTGGCCGAGGTGGAGACCTCCAAGGTGTTCGAGCAAATTATCATCCACACCGTCTGCCAGTAGGATGCAGAGCCAAACGATAGCCAGGTCTGATATCATCTTCGACATGTGTGAGGATTTCAGTTTGCCATCGGCTCCTGCGTTCGGATATTTAGCCTTCACACGCCGATTTAATCGCCATGCCGTGAGGCAATCGATGACAACAGCAAACAAACACATAGCGGCATAGGGGAGTGTTGACTCCAGCCATGCCCAAACAATTCCCAGTCCGACAGCAATCTGTCGCGGTACTGAGCTGAAGAAGCTCTGGAAGAATGATACGATACTATTCATTTTTATTTTATTATTATGTTGTTTCTTTTCGAGGTCCAGCCGAGAACGGCTGGGATTGGTGGCTATATGGCCAAAGCAGCGAGTGGGCTGCCATTGATGTCAAGTTGTACTGAGAACTCCACCTGCATGAAGTTGCCGCTGGTACGATCGATGCCATCTACTGTTTCTTCAGGAACGATGTGGCACCCTATCCAATGTCCGTTGATTTTTATCCAGGCGAACTTAGCCATGATGAACTCGTGCATGAACCACGAGTGCCATGCTTCGTCGAGCGGTCCACTACACATCTTCCATGTCTCGTAATCGTTTTTCTTAGTCACGAGTCCTCGCGAGAATGAGTTGAACGTCTCTTGCACCGAGCGAATGAAAGACTCCTGGGTAACGTTCGTTTCAGAGGTACGCAAAGCCTTTACGCTGATGCTTTCGAGGCATCCCAGGCCATTGACAAAGCGGAACTCGTAACGGTCTTTCTGTCCTGCAGGCAGTGCATACACCTGACGGCCATTGACCGTCTGCAATCCCTCGTTGACGATGTTTACCACCGATGATGTAGGTCCTACGGTAATATTTCCACTGCTGACGGGTTGAGCATAGGGCTGAGGGCATACCATGCTCTCTCCTACGGCCACCACCTCCGGCATCGTGTTCGGCTTGCGTGTAAAGTGCTGTGCCGACTTGCTGCCAGCAGATAGCAGACGTTCCATATCCGAGTAGGCACCCATGATGCAATACTGAATGGTGTCAATCGTCACCACGCCCACGTTATCGTGTACCTCTCCGTTCTGCATGTATTCATCGCAGGCAGACAGTCTATATCCGATACGCGGATAGTTAGCAGGCGGGTTGACAGTGTACTCATACTTATCTGCGACAGCACGTAGTGCGCTGCTGATGTCGAACTTCAGGATTTCTCCCGACTCAGCCGGAGAGGACAGCGTGAGGTCGGCAAAGTTGATATCGACACCTTCGAGGAATGCCGATACCGTCAGTTTGACACGATGAAAAGCGCAATCGCCACTGATGACCGCTGCTGTCACCTGATAAGTGATAGGGCTGCCTACGAGTGGTGATGCACCTTGTATGAGTAATCCTTGTGCCATATCTTTTCTTTTATTTTGAGGTCGCTATGACATAGCGACATACAGAACTATTTACCTTCGTCGTCAGATTGTGTTGTCACGCCCGATTTAGAGCGGTCGAGTGTTGTCATTGCCTGCTTTTGCACCTGCCATACCAGGTGGCGGTCCCACTTGTTGAAGCGAGAGAGCACTTCCAGCGGTTTAAGCATGATGTTGATTTGCGGTGATTTCAGGATCAAGCGAAGCAGGAAGCGTTCGCGGATGTCAGTACCACCGTTGCTACCTACGAGAGACAGCGGCGAAGAACCCAGCAGACGACCATCAAGACCCAGAGCCATGAATACCACTGATGACAGTTCAGCCGTCTCTTTCTCGTTGGCTGCCACCACATCCTTATTGTTGCTTTCGATCTCTACAATCTCGAAGCTCTTATGCTCCTTACCATCCGTGCCCATGAATGTGAAAGCCAGCAATGACTGTCCGGCATTATTACGGTTGGCGAGCCACTGGTTAATCTGGGTGTATAGTTTGTCGCGTATCTCAGCCTGTTTGTTGGCATCAGCCTGTGCTTTCTTAGCCACAAACAGTTGCTGCATGTAATCGTTATGCAGATAGATGACACGTCCGATGACATTGCTGTTACGCTTACGAGAGAGGCGGTCTGAGAATATCGTTGTGATGTATTCGTAGATATCACCACCAAAGATAGAGTACCAGGCAGGAGTCGGGTAATATGGGCGACCAGCGGTAGGATAGACCGTCGGCAAAACAAAGTGCGTCGGTCTGTTGTTGACAGATACATTTTTCTGTCGAGCCTCACGTACCTTCTCCTCCAGTGAAGCAAGAGGAGAGGGCACATGGAGGGCAGGTATAGCATTGATAGGCGCGTTATTCTCTCCACCCTGTTCGATGAAGTATTTATCAAGCCATCTTGTAGAGCAGTACACGAAGTTAATCTTACCCATTTCATCCATACGCTCCATGCGGGTCGTATGGCATGAACGATGGGCGATACCCGTCACGCGAGGAGTCCAAGTCTTCGTTTTGACAGGGTTTCCATTCTCGTCGAGGTCTTGCTGGTTCAGCAACAGTTCTGGGAACGAGATACCAAACAGTTCCTGATCGAGCACCAGCGAAAGCCATGTCTGAGCGATATTATTATTATCGAGGAACTTCTGTACCTCCTCATCGGTAGTCTTCCATACCTTATGTGCCTCTTGTAATTCCTTTATCTGTTCGTTGATAGACTCCACAAGTGCATCGTACACCTCAGACTTTTTCGCGCCACGTCCCGTTACAGAGCCAACAGCAGCACCTACACCTTCGCCCGATGAAGAATCATCGGGAGTGGTGTTTTTCTGTTCGAGGTTCAGCAGCTGTGTCTGCAGGTCGATGATACGTCCGCGCAGCCATTGTCCTGCATCCTTATAGCGGATGAGTTTCTGTGTGATGTTACCACCCACATACTGCGTACAGTCGTACATCGGCTGAGGTCCGAGTCCAGCACAGAGATCCGTGTTGAATTTAAGGCCGGCAGCCGTATATGGCAGCATGTGTGTGAGCAGTGCCACGATGTTAGGCAGGTTGTTGCCATAGCCCCATTCTATCCATCCCAGATTAGGCGTACCAATCTTATCCACTCCCTGCTGACTTTCGTTGCCAGAAGAGAAGTATAGCGTAGGTATGGACTTACGCTGAGACTTACCATTTTCGGTTGCACCGGCACGAAGCTGTGAGCCGATGAAGTCGCCCCAAGAGATATCGCTGCTGGGGCCATCCAAATTATAGTAAGAGCGGTCGCCTGGCAGGAGTACCGAGTAGTTACGGCGATGCAGGTCAGCAGCCTTTTTTATGAAGTTGCTGGCCTTTACGCGGGTGACGGGAGCAGAAGTCTTTTTTGCCATAATCTTATTTCCTTTTTAAAGTCGCTAAGACATAGCGACATACAGAACTATTTTTATATTGCAAAGATACAGAATGCGAGTGACGAGGACGGGACAAAGTGATTTGAAGACCCAGCCGAGAACGGCTGGGCACGGTGACGAAGAAAACCCAGCGAAAAAGCGCTGGGCACGGTGGCTACTTACGGCGGGATTGTGCCCTCATTTTGCGGTTTGCAGCTTCTATCTCCTCGTTACGACGTGTGATGTCTTCGAGTTGCTGAAGGATGGTGGAGTAAGGTTCCCTTTCGATGTCCGTTGCAGTGGAGTGGAGGTACTTCTCCAGTGTTGCCGTTGTACGCGCATATAGCATGAGCGGGTTGACAGGTTTCTTGTTGCCTTTCACCTTCTGTACCTTGAACACCTTGGGATAAGTCTGATGCAAATAGTGCATCATGCCCGCCCACCATAGGCACACCAGTTGCCAATCCTTATCGTCGAAATTACGGAAGAAAGGACTGTTATCTGAATGCTGATTAGACTGGTAATGATAATCGGTGATAGTCTGTCCTGTTTCCTCGTTGACAAATGTTATCTTACGATTGAAGACAGTAGCCAGGAAAAGCGCCTTAGACAGATCCATGGCCTTTGTTGCTTTCAGCAAGTCCTTTGCCGACACCTTGCCAGACTGTTGCAGTTCGAGCAAATGGTTTTGCTGTTCGATATACATCTGCATATAGTCCTGAGCGAATCGGTAGCGTCGCCATGAGAAGCCATCCATAAACGTGTTAGGTCCCTTGAATGTCACCTTACGAGAGCACTTACCAGAGCGACGACGGACAGACGGGAACGGGAAGCGCTGCAGAAAGCTCTTACTATCGCTATTCATCCAGTCGAGCATACCAGGCACCATGCGTCCTGTTGCCTGGTCTCTGTGAGGAGTCAGCCAGAAATTGATTTGCCACACGTATAGCGAGAAAGTATCATCATGGCCGAGGACAGAGCGACGGAACCAAGCACAGAAGCTGCGATAGTATCGCAGCATACGGAACCAACGACTATATTCTTCATCGATAGTCCAGGGACGTAGGCGGCAGGTATAGTATTGCTCTTCGACCGCTACTCGCGGGTTGATTGGTTCCAGCACTTCGATATTCGTTAAACGTAGTAATACCCCCACCTTTACCTCCATCATGTCAAAAGGATGGAAACGATCGATACGTGCCGAGCAGTCAGTCAGCACGGCAGCAATAGCACGGAGCGCAGGTAGCGTACACTGGTTCCAGGAGCGGGGAAGGGACAATTCAATTTTAGGCATTTTTATACGTTTTAGAGACCCGCTGACGGAATCAGCGGGCACTGTGATTATAGAACATAGAACTCCACTTCGAGGCCGTTAAGACCATCTTTTGCAGAGACGTTATAAGACAATTTGTTAATGAAGCCCACCATGCCGTTGATGCGGAATCGACGCGTCCAATGGTTTGGCACGTCTGCCACCTGAGCAGCAGAGCACTCTATGCGGACGCGGTATTTACGACGTTTTAGGATGAAGTTCGCATATTCTGACATGAAGGTGTCAAAGAGGCCACGCGATTTGATTTTCTTCTCGATGTTTCCCTGACTATCCACCACGTCAGCATCCACCAGCGGAGCATTGGCCCATTCCGGCTGTACCCATGAGCGTATTTTCAGAGAGAAGCGTTCGCCCCCACCGATGCCAGGAGATACACCGTTATAGTCGTATTCATTGCCCCACATATCGAGGCTGTCAGACGTAAGCGCATAGAGACCAGCCACGGTGCGCCATTTCGAGTTACCAAAGCCGTCGTAGTTATGATCATACGTCTGTATGGTTGCATCCGTACCACCACCACGCATGATAGCGATAGCCAGTCCCCAATCGACCGTCTGCAGCGGACTATTACCATCATCAGAGGATGACGGGTCATAGTTCTCTATCATGCCATCCAGCACCTCGTCGAAGTAGAACTCAGCCACGTTAGATGCCAATGTCTGACGGATGCGTTGCTCCAGGAACTCATGTTCCATTTCCTCATCAACGAAAGCCGCGAGGATAGGCTGTTCCTGGTCAGCATTCAGGATGATCTGATAGCCATCCGACTTCATGGAGCCAGCAGCAGAATTGACCTCATTCTGATAGTTTACATCATTGAAGACCATCGGCACGAAGTCCGACTTTATCTCCTCTATAAAGTCCTCGTTAAGTTCTGAGCAGTCGCCCAGTTCCACGCCCTTATACTGTCCTACCTCAAAGAGCACCGGCTTCAGATCCATTGCCGTTTCCGCGTCGCTGTTTACCTTGATGCGGTACTTATTGCCCGTTGCCTTATCCACATAGACGTTTGTGTTACCACTGGCATTGTTCTGTTGGGGAGTACGGAAAATCTCTTCATAATGCTTATCCGTGATGGTAGCATTCTGGGGGTAGTCGATATAATCGTAGGACGTATCATAGTCCTTTTTGCCGGAGCGCACATTACCCTGTTGCTCCTTGCTACTGCTTTCCGCCGAGTAGCACATGCGTACACCCGTAATCTTCTCAGCAATCTTGTGCATGGAGATTACCCGTCCAGGGAAGTCGATAGGATCCTGTGTATCACGGAACACCTCGCGGACGTAGTAAGCACGTACATGCTTTTTCTCGTAGTCATATTCAAAACGAATACCGAAAGAAGCCCATAGGCTATCCAGCACCGTTTTTACCGACTCTTCAGGGAAGTTCTCGCTGTTGGCATACATACGCATGATATTACCCGATACAGAGCGGCTGTTGACGATAGACTCCACCATAATTGTGTTGACACCATCCTTACCCACCTCTGCATGGTGGCGAGTACCGTTAGAGTCGATATAGTCCACGTTGTTGACCATGCGGTTGCCACCATCATGGAACTCGAAGTGAGCACCCGTGCCACGCGATGTCAGCCAGGCGTTGATCTGTTCAATGGTGGTAAAATAAGGCACCTGGTTCGGGTACTTATATTCCTCATCGTACTTACAATGCGTTGTGAAGAAGCACAGGTGACGCATATCCTCCACCTGGAGCAGTTCGCTGTTATCGAAAGACACGCCCAGATAAGAGAAAAGACAGTCGAGGAAATACAGGACATAGAAGCAGATGCCCGACTGCTGACGGTCAGCATCCAGCACCCAGTATGGCCATTTATTCTCTGGTCCACCCCTTTTTGTGAGCGGATTGATTTTGTTAGAGGTCTTTTTGCCCTCCTCATCCAGTCCATAGTGATAGTAAGCCACTCGTGCATTGCAATACTTCGCGTTGGGGTACGGTTCACTAACATTGATAAAGCTCTGACGGATGGACGGCTTATTACGTTTTTTACCATCGTCATAGTTGATGACAGAAGCCACAATCGCTTCCTCCTTACTTCCTGTGGTGTTACACTCTGCAGGGCACGAGAAACCCAGTGCCTGTGGTGTGAAGACCACCTCAGACGAATCCGTTGCCGACGGCCATGTGTCCGTGTCCGCTTTCTTACCATCCCATGTGATATGTACGTGATACTGGTAATTGATAGCAGCTGTGACAGCACCAATCTTTTCGCCAATCAGGATTTTATCTTTCAGAGGGATGTCCTGACATTTCAGGTCGCCTATGAGGTCGTCGATAGAATGGTCAGAAGCTGAGATATTCATGGTCAGCGCACCGTCTATCTCCTCATCCTCTGCAGTGACGAGCGTACCAGAACGGAACGGCTGGTTATCCACCACGATACGCATTTTCGTATGTTCGAGACCTACTGGGCGATCGATGTTCAGCGGGTCATCGATATTGCCCAGCAAGAAACGATTACCCTCCATAGGCATCCTACAGGGGTATGAGAACATTTCGTTATCGTTGAAGAGCGGATTTTGGTCGTCGATGTCGATGCTAAAATCATCGGGGAGGTTCAGCGGGACTTGTTTGCCGTTCTTCAGGGCTGTAATGGCGATATGACTGTTCATATACTAATTATTTGGCTGCGATATTATCGCAGCATACGGGACTATTCTATGACCAAGCGAGCCTGGTCGTTAAGTTTGATACGTCGAGAGGTGAAACTATTGATTACAGCATCGTTATAGGCGATGATGTCGAGGTGCCCTTTGTCGTGAAGGACACCACCAGCGACATAGATGGTTGTAGAGTCGTAGCAAGTGATGTCACCTTTGCCGTTGACCACGGCACGGTCACGAGCGATAAGTGTACCCTGTTCTATGTTCGCACGAGCAGAGCCACACACAGTCACTACGGCACGGTCACTGTTGACATGGACGCTGGAGTTGTCGGTGACAGTCACGGGGAGGTCGCCGAGGACATAGACACGATTACGGCCATGAATTACGAGATCCGATGGAGAAGCTGTTTCACCCGATGGAGAATCATCGGGCATGGTGGCGGGAGCATCGCCGATGAGTATCATGGCGTTGGTGGTAGGACCCAACGGAGAAGCGCTGGGAACGGTGGCTGCATCGGAGGGCGAAATGGGAGATATAGGGTTTTCAGGATAGATGCCGACAGGCGGAGCCTCGTTATAATAGACACCGGCACGAATGATGTCATCACGATAGACGGGGTAGAGGTCAGCAAAAGCCTTGATGACCTGTTCAGGTACTTCGTGTAAGACACCCGCCCAAAATCGCTGCCATGCCGTCACCAGTTCAGGAACGGAGCGAGCAGCCTTGAACTGCTGTTGCGACTCCATGCAGTTGTCAGACTGAGCCAGGATGCCGATGCAGAGCTGCTGAAAGCGTAAGAAATATTCGTCTTGTTTCATATTCTTTTGTTTAGGACCCAGCCGAGAACGGCTGGGCACGGTGGTTACATCTGGACTATATTTGGAATGGAGATACCATTATAGGATGCCGTGATGATGAAGTTGACGATAGGACCGTTACCCCATGACGGCGGCATGTCGTCGTTGTTGATGCGGATGGTGCGCGTCTGTGGTGTTGACGGCCAGTGAGCGTTAGGCCATCCCTGGTCAGCCTGACGGTCAGCAGGAGTACGAGTATCAATCTCTTCGCCATAGTTGCCCGTATAGCGTGACCATACCCAATCAGAAGCCGACAGTTCGTTAGTAATGTCGAAGTTGCCACACAGCAGATGCGGATCGAGGAAGAGGTTGACGCTGCCAGGATATTGCACAGCCGATGTGATGCGCTGTCCGCTCTCATTGTAGAAAGCAATGGATAGGTCGTTAGCACCATATACCATGCCCCATGATGTGCTGAGCGGATGCGGTTCCTCTCCGAGTGAGGAAGCCACCTTCAGATACCACTTACAGCCACCATGCGTGACGGTGGGGTACTGACGTGGTGTGCGCTCATATTCCGTTGTAGAGTCCCAAGGGCCGAGGAATGTTTCTTGTGGATAAGCACGAGAGAGCACGAATGATGCCGATGTCGTATAGGTGTCAGTGGTAGTGTCTGTTGTCACCTGACGTGAAGCAGCCACTACGAATACGGCACCTTTCTCCGGCACATCAGAGAACTGGAAATATAGCGCTGACGGTATGCCGGAAGGGTATCTCTGAGCGATAGCCGCATTCCATGCTGTATCTGCTGCAGCGTTACCCGACTGACGGGTGATCTGCAAGGTGTAGTTGCCGGAGATAATGCTACCCTCCACGTCACGTAAGATGAAATCCGCCCGTTGCTGTTCACCATCGGCAATGGTGCCATCAGGTCGAGACAGTTGGATGTCGATACGGTCGGAGAAGCGCGTAAACATATCGACGACACCATAGATGTGTGCATCCTTGGTTACGAAGCCTTCGCCCGTAAACTCCTTGCGGGTGATTTGGCCGTCGTGGTCTTCCAGCATCGTGAAGCCCGTGAGGTCGCCCCAGCCACCCATAAAGGTATGTTCGCCCCATTCCCAGGTGTTGACACCCTCGAAACGAGCCATGTAGGACGTGGTATATACAAAGAACTTCTGACGTTCTGGATGATCCGTACCAAAGTAACCAGATACAGAGAGTACCGACCATTTCTCAGGAGCAGGCGAATAAGTAGCCGGCGACGTATTGAACTGACGCATCTGTACGGTTACGAGACCGTTCTCCAGTATGCGGTCGCCCTGTTGTGGCACATATTCGCTATCCTGAGCGATATAGTAGGTTACATCATCCACCACACGTTCGATGACGTTGGTCACGGCAATGGCACGGGCATAAATAGACTGGAATCCCGCACGGTTGATGTTACCTCGGCGGTCGTCGCTGTTAGCAACTGCATTTTTGGTACCATCCATATTATGCCAGAAGCCACGCAGGATGTCGTTGACGATGAACTCGCCAGGTTCGCCATCGTTCAGATCGAGTACAAACTGGCAGATGTGGTTCGTCTCATCATTCTCGATGACCTCTTTTACACGGCCTTTACCGGCAGAGTCCCAGCGAGTACCCGCCAATACCTCGATACTGTTGTATTTGAGCGTTGGTACAGACAGTTCCTGAGACAGTTCGAGGGAGCGGGCGATGATTGTTCCATCAGGAAGAATGCGCACACCCTCACGAGAGCCGATGCCTACCTGTATATCTTTTTCATAGTCGCCAATGGTCACGGTACGTTTCAGTATCGTTTCCCCTTTGACATGGATAGAATTATTGAAAGTGATGTCGCCATGCGCTACATCATCATGCGTAGAAGACAGCCAGTGGTCATCCGCATACTTAGGTGTTACCAGCGTGTCGTTAGAAGTTTCAGGAGTGTTTTCGCCTGCCACGCCATTGATGATGTGGCCATGCAACACCAACTGTGTGATGTTAGCCCATGAAGCCGTCAGTTTCTCAAAGATAGCCTCACTGATGGTCTTCAGGAACTTCACCATGTCGTTGGTGGCATTGTATTCCCACCACGAGCCTTCACCACCAGCAGCAATGGCTTCGTCGGAAGCCAGTTTACCACAATCAATCGTTTGCGTCCATGTGCGGTCCTGTGTGACACCACCTACACGCGAGGCACTGATGATACCCTGCGTAAAGATGTAGTAATAGTCGGTAGGGCCAATCTGTTGCCCCTGAGCATTACATCCGTAGATATCCAGTTCTTCGGACGGGAACACCAGTTGTGCGCGAACGTCAACAGCATCGGACTTTGGTATAGCGATATACACCCAGCGAGGGTCATCATCGTGGAATACCGTTGGTGATGAGACCAGCGTCCATCGGCGGTAGTTGTGTCCGTTGTCGTACCCCAGTCCGTTGATGCCCTTCATGTAGCACATGATCATAGATCCATCCGCGCAGTTTGCATGGATGAAGTTACGGTCGCCAGCAGCATTTAGTTGGATAAATATCGCGCTGGTAGAGAACCAATAATCAGATGGGCGAGCTTGGGTCATATCTTAGAGTGGGAGAGCGGGTGTTACGAACATTACGGCATCATCGCTATTGTTTTGGAAGTTAGGCGTATAACCGCCAGAGGAAGAAGCATCGGAAGTAGCGGCGACACAGAGCGGTGACGTTTTCAATGCTTCGATAGCGGCCTCTGGTAAGGATTGCTGATGTGTCTGGATATACTCTGAGAGGTCGGTGGTGAGACGTACCGCCTCATTACGAGCAGCCTCACGTCGAGGATCAGTAGTCTTCAGCTGCATGGTACGCGCTTCGAGGTGGTGAGCAACCGCCTTACGGAGTTTGTGGATGATGCGAGTGAGGAGTTTTTCGTCACCCTCGCTGGCAGAACCAGCGAGCGCACTACGGTCAAGAACACGCGAGCGCTCAATGAGGTAGTCGAGGAAATCTTCTCCGATGATAGGTGCTATGATGTCCTCCTGGATATAGCGGAGGTCAGGAAGCATGGTGATGAACTTCTCGCGAGAGTCGTAGATGTTCAGATATTCCTGCAGGACAGTGGCAGAGGGGATAGCAAGAGAAGCAGCCAGGTAGAAGTAGCGGGAATGGCCCCACAAGGATGCTATCTCTGCTTTCTCGGTGGAGGGGTCGGGGTCTTCCTCGGCAACCGAATCGCCGGACGCAGGAGCGTCGGGAGCGGGGGTATCACCCGATGGAGA